TTTTATAGGGGGGCGTCATGGATTCGATTGTGCAGTTGCTTAAAGACAACGAAAAGCCCAAGTGACGAACGTCTTAGATTGTACAAGACAGCGGTTCAAATCCGCTCGCCTCCAATTCCCCACAGAGATATAGGAGTATCAATGGAAATTAGAAACGAGAAAGAGGAATCATTAAGGGCTTCTTTATCAACAGAAATAGTTCGACTATCTTTTCGAAAAGTGAAAACGTGTGAGACGCGGCATATGACTTGTACCACAGCGGATGAATTCATACCGAAATCTCAAAATGTGAAAGAACAACGCAAAGAGCCGTCTGGATTAATTACAGCGTGGTCTTTAGATGCAAAGGGATGGAGAAGATTTTATGCAGATAGGGTTGATGAGTGGACAGTCGAACACAAAGTTGATGAGGCAGTTTAAATGCCTGTAGTGAAGCGTGGAAATAATCTCGCATTCCATATCGGTGAGACACCAGAGACAGTTATTCGACTAAAGAAGAATTTTGGTAAGGATAATGTTTACGAGAGGCCTTGGTATACGAAAAAGTATGATGTGAATGGGAAACAGGTGCCCGTCATAATGGCAGCATCGTTTTCAAAATTGATGCCACGACAATTAGAAAGGCGCCGCCTTGGCGAATATTCATGGAAGCTCGAGAAGTCATCAAAGAGAGAATGGAAGTGGACTCCTTCTGATAGGAATCGTGATGATCGAAGAGCTGTAATGAACCAAGCAAAAAGTAACTATGGAATGTATGGAAAGCATGCAACTAAGCATATAAGAACAAAAAAAGACAGAAAAAAAGAAAAGTTAAATAGAGTGTGTGGTCAACGAGCTAGTAGACCGTAAATTATATATTGGAGAAATATTATGAGCATGTTTAGATTTCGAAAGAATCAAGAGAAGAATAAAAAGACAGTAAATGAACCGGTTATTATTGAAGATATTGCGTATAGTGCAACATTCATTAATGGCACTTCTATGGAATTCAAAACGGTAAAAGTTGCAGCTGTACAATTTGGCGCAACTGAGAATCAGGTTCAACGATTGATCGATGGTGGGTATAAGAATTTCCCTAAATGGGCCAAGGATGTTGACGTTGAAAGTATTGTAGCTATATGACGTCATTAGTTCACGAAGTAATAGATGCAGCTAATGCAAAGAAGACGATCAAGGAACGAATTGCATTTCTTTCTGATCCAAAGGTAGCTAAGAGGGATGTAATAAGACGTTTGGTGTTTATGTCGTATAACAGAGAAGTGGAAATTTTACTTCCTGCTGTTGATCCGCCCTTTAAGTCGTCTGAGATGCCGAAAGGAATGAATACTCCTATCGACTCAGAATCAAGACGTTTCTCTATTTTTGTGAAGGGTCTTGGATATGATGATATGAATCAATCTAAGAGGGAGAGTATCTTTATTCAAATCTTGGAAGCGATTGATCCAGATGATGGAAAGATTTTGATGGCTGCTACTCAAAAAAAGTTTCGTATTAAAGGTCTTACTGTTCCACAACTCAATAAGATTTTTGATTTGAATATGACTGTTCCAGAGAAGAAGATGACTATTGATGCTAAAGAAGAGAAAACGGAACCAGAACCAGCAACGGAGTAAAGGATCTACTCTACCACGTCAACTTGGTATATGTCATAGATATGCTAAGTTAGCTGGTAGTGATGAACGATTTGCTTCTGTATATAAAGAGATTGATATAGAAATTCGTTCTTTCATTTCTTATGATCAAGACGGGCAAAGTAATGGTAGATACTTTAGATTATTAGAGAATACTTTTGTTCTTAATACATTTGAAAAAGTTGGAGAAGCAGATAAAGCCTTTTTCAGCGCTGTTGATAGTAAGATAAATGATGGTTGGATGAAAATCAAGGGAAATGAATTTCGAGAGATTATTGCATAGTTTGTGTATAAATAAACATGTTATGCATATTAATCGTGAACTATTGCCCATTAATGAATTCACTCGGCCTGGTCGGAAGTTGATTGAACTTCGTGGTGTTGTTATTCATTGGACTGGTAATCCATCAATGGATGCTAAGGCTCATGTTAGATATTTCAACCAGTTATCGAGACAGAAAGCAGATGATGATGTTATAGATAGGTATGCTTCTGCTCATTATTTCATAGGTACAAGAGGTGATGTTCACCAATTGATTCCGGAAGATGAAGTTGCATATCATGCTGGCGGTAAGGAATACGTACAGGAAACGTTAGATCATTTCAACTGTACTTGGCCCAATATCTGCCTTGTTGGTTTGGAACTATGTCATGAAGATTGGTCTGGTAAGTTTACTGATGATACCATTAGGGTCTCACAGCAGTTAACAAGAGATATTCTTAACAGGCACAATCTCGATATAAAGGATGTTGTGAGACATTTTGATGTGACATCTAAGCTCTGTCCAAAGTTTTTTGTGGAAAATGAGGAAGCTTGGAAAGTTTTTTGTAACGGCATTTAATTATAAATAACATTACCATGAATAACACCAGTCTTCCTGATGTTTCTTTATGGGTAAATATCGCAAATACTATAAGTGCATTAATGACTGACGATCCACTACGTGGGTTCTTTGTGGTTTTGCTCTCAATGGGAGTCTTTTTTGGACTCTTGTTTGGAACGTCATCTGTGTTAATGCGTGTATTACGCTCAAAAAGAAAGACCACACAATACGAATTATTTCACAAAGAAAAGTATGCTATTAATGTAGTAGATATGATACGTGACCTACAGGAATTTAACCATGCTAGGGATAATTTATCACGTGATTGTGAAAAAAGGAAAGAACGTATAGTGCCGATGGAGCAGGCTGCTCTTGCACGATCTGTTGTTGATTTTATCCGCTCTTCGTTTCTCCTCAAAGTATCAGATTTAATTAGAAATCTCCATCCGGGAGATGATAATAACCTTCCTGATGACTATGATGAGTATCGTGATTATCAAAATGCTTTAGAGAGGGTTATGGATGAAGTGATAAAGATGTTTAATGGCGTTGCACGTGAGAATCATCTTGCAGAAAAAACAACAGTTGAATTTGAAAGCTATATGAATTATAAACTTAACAATTTAAAAACTCTTATTCGGAGGGTGTTCGAAAGTTATTATGTCTCCCCAATACTGCCACTTAAAAAAATTATGAGTACGTATGATCAGGACTGGAGTGAAAGTGAGAGGCATTATAGGAAGCTGTTTATTGATATGAGAGCAATTGCATCAAAACATAAACAAGAAATAAAATCACAAGAGGAAGAGTATAGTGCCACGTGGTCTGTATTTATTCAGAATTTGCCCGAGAGATTAATAAAAAACGTTTTGACCTTGACAAAAGCTGACTGATGTAGTATACTCATATTATGATTTCAAAATCTAGACCAAAAAATTTATCTAAGGCTGAGATAGTCGATATTAAGAAGGGCATGCCTCTTCAATATATCGGTGGCAAATATCTGGTTGATCTTAAAGAAACCAGATGGAAATCCTTTTTTATCGTTTCTCTCTTCAAAATAGTCGTTAGAAAATTTGAGATAATGAATGAGTTTGAGCTCAATCGTGCACTTGATTATCTATTGATGTCTACCTCAACACATGAAGAAGTAGTGAAAGAAATTAATAGTCACATTGGTAAGTATGTCACGTTCTTTTATGGAAGTGGGCAGAAAATAATTAATAGTAGTGATGTTGTTACTAATGATAATATAAATTCAGTAAGTTCGTTGGGCAATAATCTTAAGAAAGTTGCTAAATAGGAGTGGTAAAATGAAGATTAAAAATATTTCAAAGAAATTTATGTTTCTCGTTTCGGGATTCGTGGTTATCACGATCCTATCGTTGAGTGCATGTGATGGGAGTTCGGCCGGAGCAAGAATGTTGTCTGGTCAGGGAAGTCGAAGTATTTATTCTCATGGCCAAACATTTAATAATGTAAGTGAAGTGTCATCCTTTCCCGGCCCAGATGGACAATTAGCTATAAAATTTGTATACAAAGGTGAACCAATTTGGTGTTTTTCAGCTGGTTGTATACGTGGTGGTGTTAACATAGCTGGTTCGGATATGACGACAAGATCAGCTGAGTAAGGAATAATAATTATAATGACCGTACGTGATTGGTTGCCACAAGTTATATTGGTTTTCTTTTTATTGGTGGGTAATGTATCTATAATGAAAAGTGCTGATGAGAAAACATTTAGAACCACCATTTTTGGTACAATTATAATTGTTAGTCTTCTTTGGTGGGGTGGGTTTTTCGGACGTTAATAATACCACTCGACACGATTAGTTAGATATGTTAGAATATCTTATAAATTGTGATAGGAGAAAAAGAGAGAGTTGAGATATTTTAGATATACATTGGATGACTTGAAAAAGTCATCCGATAGGGAATTGTTTAATTACATTTCCTTTTTTGCTGGTGGTGGTGGCTCATCGTCAGGATATAAGCTTGCGGGTGGTAACTGTTTATTTGTTAATGAATTTCAGCAGGTTGCAGTAGATGACTATCTGAAGAATTGGCCAGGGACTCCACATATTTGTGGTGATATTAAGAAAGTAACTGGTGAGCAAATAATGCAGATGACTGGATTGAAAGTTGGTGAGCTGGATATTCTTGATGGTTCCCCACCTTGTCCACCATTCTCGATGTCTGGAACAAAGCAGAAAGGTTGGGGCAAAGAGAAAACTGCATATGGTATGAAGCAGAAGAACATTGAAGATCTTACTTGGGAGCAGATACGGATTGCAAATGAAATGCAGCCCAAAGTTATTATCTGTGAGAATGTTAAGGGTCTTACAATGAGTTATGCTATGGGTCATTTGCAAAGAATGGTCAATGACTTTGAGGCTTGTGGATACACAACTGTATGGAAAGTTCTCAAGGGTCAGTTCTTCGGTGTGCCACAGAAGCGAGAGCGAGTGTTCATCGTATCTGTAAGAAATGATGTTCTTGATAAGATTAATTTATCGTTCATGTTGTTGGATAAGAAGGTTTATCCAGAACCAGAACCACATATGAGTACCATTGAAGAAGCAATTGGTGACTTACAATCTAATGAAGAGAATAAAAAAGAAGCTGAAATATTATGCGAAGCGATGAAGAAAAGTGCTAAATACAAGTGGTTGAAGAGACTGCCTAAAAATCCTGAAAAGGTTGTTTCTGTTGGTGACGATGTTGTTGGCCCTTGGTTTGATAAGATGATTGCACATAGAACGAAGTTGGGTAAGCCAGTTACAAAACGTAAGAACTCTTTCTTTCAATCTCGTAGAGTACCGTGGAATCAAGCATCGCACACTTTATCTGAGCAAGGTTTGATGACGAGTCTTGCAGTTCATCTACATCCAAGTGAAGATAGAGTTTTCACAACAAAGGAAGCTGGACGAATTATGTCACTGCCAGATGATTATAAATTCAGTGGTACGTTGAATCAGAATTTGGCAAGGATTGGTTTGATGGTTGCTCCATTATGTATGAAATATCTTATTGATAATGTGTACAAAAATATTCTTAAGCCATATAAGGAAGTGTTATGAAAAAGGTGATTGTGAAGAAGGACTTGGGTAAGAAGGAAACTTATGACCAATGGAATGGTAAGTTTCTTGATGATAGTGCATATGATGAGTTGATTGTTGCAACTGAGGATATTGGTGTTATGAAGCCTGGAGTATCTCTTGATGGAAGTGATGTTCCATTAGCATATGTCATAACGAATGCATATCCAAATGATAATATCAGGAACACTCTTGCTACCATTGAAGATACATCTACTATGAGAGCAAACTGTGCAGGCCCGATTGATAAGAAGGAAATGGAAGCCAAGGGATTGGTAGAGGGTCGTGACTATAAGCTAAGAACTCCAAACTCCTACTATGTAATGACCAAGGGTGGTAAGTGGGGTATGATTGCATACTCTAATGAAATCCATAGTGTTATGATAGGGTACAAGAGGGGTAGGTTCACTGGTGCAATTGGTGTGTCTGGCTGGGTAAAAGAGAATCAGGATAAGTGGGAAAGCCTTCAAGAGATTGCAATCTGGAATGAGAAGGCGTTTGAGAAAGCAAATCCGGATATATACAATAGTCAAAGATCGTATGCAGAGTTGAGTGTTAAGCTAAAGCATCGTGTTGGTGAGGGTATCTTTACAACATTATCTGCAAATCGTTATCATGTGGGTCAATCTCCAAAGATGGCTGCGCATGTTGATAGTGGTGACACTGATGCTGGTTTGACAACGATGTGTGTGTTTCGAGAAGGTGATTATGATGGTGCGTATCTGGCATTTCCACGATATGGTGTGGCTATTGATGCACCAGATAATAGTGTAATTATTGCAGACAGTAATCAGATTCATGGAGTAACTCCGATTAGTGGTAATGGACAGAGGTTTAGTTGTGTTGCGTATTGTGACCGAAGACTTGCAACTGTTGGTGTAGCTGGTAAGAGAGAAAAGTTAATTGGTAAATATGCCGTGGAAGCAGCTGCAAGTTTAGAAGGATTCTTTTCTAAATGAGGCTATATGATTCAATTAGTAATACCAACATACAAAAGATTAGATAATCAGATTACTTTAAATTCTATTCCTAAGAAGTTTCGAAAGCATATAACGCTTGTGGTTCAGCCACAGGAAGAGGAAAGGGCACTTGAAATTCATCCTCAAATAT